AGTCTTGTCAAGCAGGCACGCCAAAGTGCCTGGAGGCTTCATTGTGATCATTCCGTCCTGACCAGTCAGGACGGTGGTCGGGCCGCAGGAAGCGACGGGCATCGAGAGAGCCGGCCCGTGGCCGGTACAAGGGCTTAGCGCCTACTGTAGGGCAACTGGGCTCCTGCCGCCAAGCTCAGGGCTTGTGGCGGGCCGCCAGGGGCATCGAGAAGCGCGTGTAGTGGTGCGCCCGGTCCTGCAGTTGCGCCTGGGTTGGCCCTGTGACTGGCCCGACGCGAGCAACGATCTCCTCCGTCGCTTGCGAGATGGGGCCATTCAATGCTGATAGCGCTTCAATAATTGGCCCAGCAATTTGCATCCCGCGACCAGGGCCGATGCCTTTACGGGTGAAGATTTCGCATACAATAGAGCCGCGTATATGCCACTGCGCCTGGGCGCCGATAACAGGCTCCTGTATCAAGCCAAAATTTACACGCACAAAACAGTATTCGTCTAATGCTTCAAAGTCTACTGCTGTTTGATTTTCAGCGTAAACTGGCACGGGATCAGCAGCATCAATCACAATGCGCTCATAGATGCCGCGAATTTGCTGGAGTGGGACTGTCATTTGTTTACGGGGCGAATAAAGCCAGCTTTGGCGCCTTTCTGGAAAGCAGCTTTAAATGCGCCGCCTTCCATATAGGTAGTGTACCAATCTTTTTGTGCAGTTGAAATTGCTGGTCTTTTGCCTGATTCCAGTATTTCTTCTGTTGACATTTCCTTCACATCACCGCGCAACCTGCCAACCCTTCTACCAACTGCGACAGGCTCTTTAATTGGCCCTTCCTCTTGCCGCCGGAATTTGCCGGGAATAAGATCCATGGCCTCTTGCGCATAAGGCGAAGAATTGCCAATAAATAGCTCAATCTTGCCAACGCCCATTGGCTTAGATGCAGTAAATTGCCCCTTGGCATTGCGACCCTGCACCTTAAGCTGTGGGATATTGAACAGATTGTATCTACCGTCTTCGCCCCTGGCTTGCACGCCTCTTTTACCGTCAGCAGTTTCTACATACCAGTCCTGCCTAAATTCCCCACTCCAGGCCGGTCCAATAGCAGCCAGATCATTGACAACTTCCTTCGCAGCATTGCGCAACGCATTGATAGCAGCGTCCCTAACATCATCGGCCATTTTCTCAATGCCAAATCCTTTGCCCTTTTTGACTGGTCTTTTGCGTCGTGCCATTATTCTGCCCTTGCCATAATCTTGCTTGCATACATTGTAAACTTTTCTGCCCCGCCTTCTATGCCTTGTGTGATAAAAGGCTTGCCATCGAGCGTTGTAATCACCTTGCCATCTAATGTCGTCAAATAAATTGGCCCAACAGGAGTTCCATCGCTGCCGCTACCGTAACTTGCAACTTCGGTTACCTTCCACTTGCGGCCAAGGTACTCCAGTCGATCGCTAGACGTAACAGGCCATGGCACTGTTTTATGGTCAACCCACACTTCGACTTCATGCCCTTGCTGCACGCCATTGCGCTCTGCTTTCTTTGAGCGCGTCACAGCGCCAGCGGCAATAAACCTTTTCTCGATGCTGGGCACGCTTCCCGCTACTTCATCGTAGGGGCCGAAACTTACCTTGACATAGACAAGTGACTGGCACCTGTACTTGTCTATCATCTTTTCGGCAAGTGGCTTTGCCCATACATCTTGAGGAGCGGCCATTTATCCTCGGAACATTGGGATCAAGGTTTGGCTTTGCCGGTCAATCCAGCAACCAATTAAATCAATTAGCCATGGGTAAAGGCGTAGCACGGTGGGCGAGTTACTGCCAACGCGCTTATCCCTTGGCAATACCTTTGCGATAATGCTAGGATCAAAGTATTCCTGCTCAAACACATCGAACTTCTCCCGTTTCACGGTTGGGACCGGGAGCTGATTGGCGGCGCCAAGAACTGCTGTGCTATCATTGAACAGCACAAGCGCAAGTTCCGACGCAGCAGCGATGTAACTTGCGGTCAACGTTTTACCGCAGCACGTTGTCTCATCAGTACACCAGCGCAAAGTACGCAGCGCATCTTGAGCAGACTTAAGCGCCTGCCCTTTTTGCGTTGCCGTTAGCGCCGCCCAGTTGGCCGCCTTGAGCGTGGCAGCCATGTAGGTGTCTGCATCGGCTACTACGATCAGCGCGGGAGGCGTGCAGTTGCACGCTGGCTCGCTGCCGACAGCCGAGTAGGCATAGGGTTCGGCCAGGCGATGCCACGGCCACCAGCGAGTTTGCATGGCGATCAGACTCCGATCACACGCCAAGCGGTGCCGTTGTACCAGACCAGAGCCCGAGCAGCGCCGCCCCCAACAGGCGCAGAGCCGGCGGCAGGAGAGGTGGCATCGGTCACGACACGGATCTGGCCAAGGCTTGCAGCTACGGGGAAGGAAGAGGCTGTAGGGAGCGCCGCCACCGTGGAGGTGCCCCGAGCTGTGAGGAAATTGAACGCGGCCATCTTGGGGGCTATGCAGGAGCTGGCCCCCAGCATAGCCGAAGTCGAGCCATGGAAAAGCCCCCAGGACTTCGCAGATCCTGGGGGCCAAACCAACGGAAGCAGTCCCCTATGACCGCCCCTCAGATCATAGCGCTAAGGGTCAGATCGTGCCGCCATAGGGCGAATTGACAATCAGTCGCACAACGGGGATCAAGCGCGGCTCCTCAAAAGCGAGAACAAAATTAGAGCCGGTTGCAAGCTGTGCATTTGTGGGATTGTCGAAGATGGCATTCCAGGAAGTACCAGCAACGTGCTGAACGTGATGGTAGTCAACAATGATGCCGTCCTGCTTGCTCAGGGCATTGCGGTCAGGCTCGATTTCCATTGGAATTTGATCGCCTTCTCGCATCACACCAGCGCCAGCCAGGTAGCAGACAAACTGCCGCTGCTGGCCGCTGGTGCCAATGATGGGGCATTGGTCGTCAACAACAACATTCAGGTTGCCAAAAATGCCAATCTGCTGGCTGCGATTGACGCCGCGACGGTCGGCATCGTAAGCAAGGAAGCCCACTTGCTCCAAGTAGGCGGCAACAAGCGAGTGCATCACGATAGTCGTAATGTCACTTTGCCGTTCGCCCAGCTTGTAACGTGCTTCGATCACATTCTCGGCTGTCAACCAGTTAGAGATAGTGGAACCAGTCGTAACCGACTTGTTAACGTTTTGCGTGGCATTAAGCGGGCCACCAGTGCCAAGCAAGCCCTCCATTTGGGCGATGAACTTAGCAGTCCGCAGCTTGTTCATAGCGGGGGCAAGCTGGCTGGCCAGGGAAGCCATTGGGTCTTCGCCAATAGCAAGCCGAGACAACTTATCGCCGGCATAGGCAAAGCCGCGATGAGTGATAGTAGCGTACTGAGTCGAAGCAGTGACTTTCTGGTAGGTAAAGTGACCTTCACCAGAAATGCCCCAGTCATTACTGGAGGTCATGCGTTCTTCGATCGGATTGATCGGGTCGAAGAACGGCGCTTCAATCCGAGTGCCAGTAGTGGCAGTCAGCTCAGAACTTGTAGCGATGATGCCAGAGCGGATCATCAAAGACTGCAGAAAAATTTGTTCCTGCAGGTATTGGCTAAACGGAGCCGACGTTGCAAGCCGAGTCAGACTTGCAACGTCACCTTGAAACGTCCCGCCGTAATTGCCGAGGTAAGCCACTTGAGAGAAAGCAATGGTGTGCGTTGGTCAGCAATACCGCGCAGCAGTGATGCTTTTGCTCAAGGGCTCAGCGCAGCCTTACCCTTTGCTTTTGGCGGCTGTATCCGCCTCAGCCTTCAGCTTAGCAGCAAGATCAGGGTTGCTTGTCTCAAGGTCAAGCCGCATGGTCACATTGCCGCCAGGAAGGTAGGGATTGCGCGAGAGGTCGATGGGATCGCCTGCGGCAGGCCGGGAGCCCATGCCGCCACCGCCGCCCTTCGGCTTGAACAGGTAGGCGTACTGGGGATCCTTCCGCAGCCTGCCGGCGAGATCAGCGATGGTGCCCTTCTGTCCGCCGGCAGTGGCAACGGTTTTCCCGTCATCATCCGAGACAAACGAATGCAATAATCCCCATGCGTGATCAGGTTGAAAGACTTCGCTTGCATTGAAGACAGCCAAAAAGTCAGAGCGCAGCCGATCCTGAGTGCGCTTTTCTTCCGCTTTTGCAATAGCTTGATCTCTTTCCTCAAGCTGCTTTCTCAGCTCCTCCTTTTCCTTTCGCTCCTGAGCAAGGAGTTCGGCAGTTCTGCCTTCATCTTCAAGCTCTTTCTTCTTGCGAGCCTCTTCCTTGTCACGCAATTCTTGCAGTTGAGCCTGCAACTGCTTTTTTTCGTCCAGGATTTCGCCTTTCTTGCCGTCAACAGTAGCAAGTCGCTCCCTGAGACTCTTGGCTTCCGCGGCTTCGGCCTGCAGCGCGGCGATTTCATCTGGTGTCATGGCTTGATTGATGGATGCGCTATAGTGTAGCGCGTAACCCTCTCAAGGAAACAACCGTGGCAAACCCAACCGCTCAAGCCGTGGCAGCACCGCCCGCAAAGCCGCCTGTCGCGCCACCGCCTGCGCCGCCTGCTGAGTCGGTCACCGAAACCGGTCCCGAAGAAACCGCCCTCGAAGAAACCGCCCCGCAAGTTGAGTATGTCAACATGAGCGGCCTGGTGCTAAAGAAAACGCAATACTCTGATGGAGAATGCGAAACCAAGGTGCTCAAAGAGCCAATGATCGCCCCTGAACTTGTGCGTGCTACCCGCAAACTACAGCAAGCTCGCGGGTATTGATTACGGCATCAGCGCAAAAGCCCTCTAGGCAGTAGCCTGGGGGGCTTTATTTTGCTTGCCGGCAGCAGGCAACGGGCGATTTGCGGCCTGCTGCTCCATCAGGAACTTTTTGGCCTCAGCTTTTAGCTTCTCAACATTTTTCAGCAGTTCTTCGCGGTCCACATCTTCCGGTATCCATTCGCCCTGGAACAGGATACGATGGAATAGCTCAGTCGTAATTTGCCCCTTATCTTCTAGGTCACTTAATACGCTTACGTCTTGGCCGAGCAAGCGATAGAAGTCAAAGTCTTTATCGACTATAACTTTAGGTGGTTCGATGTTTCTGTATTCAGCGGCCATCTTGAACGCTTTATTTAATCCTGTCTCAAGTTCCATCGCCGCAACTGCCAGCACGCAATTTGCTTGCTGGTGGTCAATGCGCTTCGCGTCAGCACTTTCTGCGACAAACTTCTGGCCTAAAAGTTTTGTTACGCCAAGGTGCGAGATTTCATTTTCCAGGCGATCCAGAAGTTCCGCTTGCGCCACAAAGGAGCCAGCATCACATTGAACCCAGTACGCTTTGTCTCCAGTGTTCATTTTGATGGCATAATTGAGCCCCGTAACCCCTTCTTCGCCATCGTAATTTTCAAGCACTAGCAAGCCGATGGCGGCAATATGCAGCGAATGCAACAAGTCAGCCAATCGCCGGTAGTGGGCAATGTTAAGGTGTGCAACATCAGACAATGGAGGCGTTGCGCATAAGTAGCCCTCTTTTTCGGCGTAAATGCTGACAAGCGGAACGTAATTAAGAAGAAGCTCGCCGGATTCAATGCGATCCTGTTTGTCCGCTTCAAATACCTCATAAGCGCCAGGTCTGATTACGCGAGCAATAGGTACATACTCTTCGCCGTAGTCACCAGCGGCAGTCTTGCGTTCCTCCTGGTAGCGAAACATCGTCAGCGATGCGCCTGGATCGTCGCTTGCTCGCCGGCTGCCTAGATACTGCCATGGGTCAACCGGCACGAAATATGGGCGCAATGGGTCGATTTGATCGGCCCCAGATTCGGCCTTGCGTCTTTCTGCATCGACAATAATTGACGACATGCCATAGGTCAACGCAACTTCCAGCCGTTTTTTGGCAAACTGATCCAAGGAAGTATCGTCACCGTCAACATTCTTCCTAAATTCATCTTCCCAATACGGATCGCCGCCTTCTAGCTTAATGCGCCTGCGAAGCACCATGCCGGCAGCGTTCGCAATCAAGCGCTTAGTAAACGGTGCCAGAATGGAAAGATTAACGCGAGCAATCCATGGATCATATTCAACATTTTGCGAAGTCTTTGTCTTGTTTTCTCTTGGCTCACGCGGCAAGTACACTTCCGCGTTTTCGTGCAAGTATTCAGTGCCGCTTGTCACGGCTTGCATAATCTCCCACTTCTGCCGCATTCGCAGTACAGTGGTATCCATGAAGAATGGACTATCCTTGTCCGTGTAACGCGGATAAGCAAGCCGTATTCTCGTTATGTCCACTGTGGCGATCCGTTTGCGGCCAGTCTAGCCTACCGGCACTGAGGCGCACAGGTTACAGTCAAGGCAAGATTGTTGAACTGGTGTGACCGTAGCCGCAGCCCCGACAGGACTTCGCCAAAGCGGTGATTTCGTAGTTGGCAAAAACCAGCTTTCCTTGCGCCCAATGCAAGGGTTGATCTTCAATGATCGCCGCCGCTTTCGCGTCGTCCTGGCTGGCCGGCGTGGGGGAAAGACATTGCTCGGTGCCGTCGAAATGCTGCGCGGTGCCGCTGAACGCAAGGGTAACTACTATTACGTTGCCCCTACCTACCGAATGGCAAAGGAAATTGCCTGGGAT